GAAGTTCAAAAAATGGTAATGGGCGGAGAATTGGTACAATTATTAGGTGATTTAATCGATCTCATAACTCAACAAAGTTATCTAACGCCATCAGGTCCGTCTGGTGTTGGGCCTGTTAATATCGCTGATTTCAAAGCAATAAAATCAAAACTAAACACATTACTATCATCTAATATCTTTTTAAGTAAAACATAATGTTTTCAGCATTCAAAGCAACAATGTTACCACAAATGCAAAGTTTGGTATTTGGTAAAAGTATAGAGAATTGGGCAAAATCATTTGCTCAATCATATGATATTGCTATTAGGTCTGGCAAAACAACTGTAACAAGTATTCCAATAATGCAGGGTAATAAATCTGCTATGGAGTCCATGCTTATAACAATATCTAAACAAACCACAATGTCGCAGGCCGGTTCACTATTGCAAAATATTGGGCCAGCTGTTATATCGTATTGGGCTGGCGCACAACTAATGCTTATTCCGCCATTGATACCATGTCCAGGCTCAATAGCAAATATAGCCGCAACAAGTGCACCGGTGATTAATCCGGGCACTTGGACTCCAATGCCAGTACCACCTAATAATAATCCAATGACATTTTTGAATGCATTTGCAACAGCCGCAAGTATTCATTTGACAACGGTTTCGGGTATACACTTTTGCGTTTCCAATTATCCAGGCATTCCAGTCATAGTTGCGCCAGGCGTACTTCCTTGGACTGGGTATATGGCAATCTAATACAAATTTAATCTTTCAATATTTATTAAAAAGTATTTTTATGAAATCTGACATTTTAGTAGGACTAATTAAAGAAGTAGTCAAAAACGAAGTGAAACAGCAAGTTAAAGAAGAATTAATTAAACTTGTTAAATCAGGCATTGTTACAGTTAACAAAGAAACGCCAAAGAAACAAACAAAATCAACTCCATCTTTAAGAGAAATGACTGAGATTGTATCTAATGATAGAAATTATAAAACACAGCCAGTTACGAAAGCACCTATTAAAACAATAGTTAAAGACCCAATGTTGAATGAAATTCTTAATTCAACTACACCATTTACCGCTGCGCATCGTGTAGAAGGTGGACATGGTATAGGAGCAACAGTAGGTAGCATTTTAGATGCGTTACAACCGGCGGTATCAACGGAAGGCGATTGGGAAACAATGGATTATAGACAAACAAATTTGCCTCAAATGCAGCAATCATTACCGGAATCAGATAATCCGGCTATGGATGCTCTTACAAAGGCTTTGACTAGAGATTATAGTGAATTAGTTAAAAGGTTTAAGTAAAATATGGCAATTAATTTAGGTAATGTTAATAGTAGCGACTTAGTTGAAAATGCCCATAAAATTATGGGTATAGCAATTAATCGTGCTTCAAATGCCGGGGGCCCGTTTGCGGTTAATTATACGACATTAACGCAGGCTAAATATAATTTAGTAAATTTAGTCCTAACTAAAAAAGGAGAAAGAATGGGCCAGCCTGAATTAGGTTGTGATATATGGCGAATACTTTTTGAACCAATAATTGATGGTGATATTGATAGTAGAGTTGAAAGTACAATTATGGAGGCGGTAGCACAATGGCTACCCTATATTCAAATAAATCAAATATATTTAGAATATACAAACGAAGATATAGATAGAAATGGATTCACAGTTGAAATAGATTTTTCTTTGGCTAATAATCCAGCAATATCCGATTCAGTAACAATAAATGTAAATAATCAATAATGGCCATTAAAAGTGCAAAAAAATCTTGGGGTACAAATAGGACTATAAATTATGTTGGTAAAGATTTTGGAAAATTAAAACAAAATCTTATTGATTTTTCAAAGGCTTATTTTCCAGATACCTATTCCGATTTCAATGAAACATCTCCGGGAATGATTTTTATTGAAATGGCGGCCTATGTAGGAGATGTACTATCTTTCTATCAAGATACTCAATTAAAAGAATCCATACTCACACATGCTACTGAACGCAAAAACTTAGTAGCCCTTGCGCAAGCTATGGGATATAAACCAAAAATTTCATCGCCGGCGGTAACTAATTTAACGGTGTATCAATTAGTTCCAGCAACAGGTACGGGTATTAATAACAGGCCGGATTCAACATATTTTTTGAAAATAAAAGATGGAATGGAAGTCGTATCGACGAGTAATTCAAATGTTATATTTAGAACAACTGATTCTCTTGATTTTGCCAATACAACCGATAGAGAAATTACGGTATATAGTAGAAATACAGCAACAGGTGAAGCTGATTTTTATTTAATTACTAAAAGGATAAAAGCAATATCGGCAAGAGTAGTACAGACATCCGTTTCATTTGCTACAAATGAAACAGACTATCCAACGTATACATTATCCGATTCAAACATAATTGAAGTATCTTCCATTTATGAAAATGATACAAATGAAAGATGGTATGAAGTTCCTTATCTAGCACAAGAAAGTATTTTTGTAGAAAATCCAAATACAATACCAAATGGACAATTAAGTAATTATGTTGATTCCGTTCCATATATTTTGGAAGTGCAAAAAGTTCCAAAAAGATTTTCAACAAAAGTTAATTCAGATAATACTCTTGATATTCAGTTTGGTAGTGGTAACAATACTATTAATGATGAAATTGTACTTCCTAATCCTAAAAATATCGGATTGGGTTTATCTAATTCAATTAGCAGATTAAATACATCAATAGACCCTTCAAACTTTTTAAAAACTAGTACATTTGGAGTTGCACCGGCTGGTAAAAGTTTAACTGTAAATTATTTAGTAGGAGGCGGAGTTGAATCAAATGTTAATTCAGGAGATTTAGTTACATTAAGACGTTTAGAATTTGAAGAAGACCTTTTATCAATTTCAAACGAAGGACTATACAATACTATCAAATCATCTGTAGCCGTTGAGAATTTGGAGCCAGCAATTGGTGGTAAGGGTTCGGAATCCATTGAAGAAATACGGCAAAATGCACTGGCCACATTTGGTTCTCAAAACCGTGCAGTAACTAGACAGGATTATATTATCCGAACACTAAGTATGCCAGAAAGATATGGTAGTGTTGCAAAAGTTTATGTATCGGCCGATCAAGAATCCGATAATCAATCGGCAAGTTCAATTCTTTCTAATCCAAAGGTATTGTCAGAGTTTTCAAATTTAGTTGATAAGTTAAAAAACTTACCAAAAGCTGATATGCAATCTGAATTACTAAAATTTATTACTAATAAAAAATCGGATGTCATACAAACAAACAACCCATTTGCTATTAATTTATACATGCTATCATATGATTCAAACAAAAAATTAACGGTTGCAAATAAAGCATTAAAGCAAAATGTTAAAACCTATTTAGGCGAGCATAGGATGCTTACCGATGCTGTAAATATTATTGATGGATATATAGTAAATGTAGGAGTGGATTTTGATATAATTGTATATTCCAATTATAATAAAAGAGAAGTGTTAGCAAATTGCTTAACAGAAGTTGCATCTTATTTTGATATAGATAATTGGACATTTAATAAACCAATAAACATTTCTGAAATTGAATTGATATTGGCTAATGTGGAAGGTGTTATGAGCGTACCAAAGGTTGAAATTTCTAATTTATATGGGCAGGAATTGGGCTATTCAAATAACAGATACAACATAGGACAGGCTACTGTTGGTAAAATTATTTATCCATCATTAGACCCATCGGTGTTTGAAGTGAAATATCCTAACAAAGACATAAAAGGCAGTGTATTATGATAAAATTTTATAGCGCATCGTATGATGCTTCAATTTATTTACAGCTACCAAAGCAAAATACTGGACTTGATGGTATTTTGGAAGTTGGGAAATTCTATACAGGTACTACAAAAGAAATTTATAGAACTTTGATAAAATTTTCTACAAATGATATTAGTAGTAGCATTTCTTCTAATGAAATAACTGGTAGTTGGAAGGCTTTTTTAAATTTAAAATCAGCATTCTCAGCTGAGCTACCGATTGACTATACACTATATTCATATCCGGTATC